GGTCACGCGCGACTGCGGCACCCATTTGTATGCAACGATGTGACGTTGACGTTCGGTATCGGCTTCATCCTAACTCGTGATGGCACCGAAGATTGAGACGGTCAGCCTTGGCGAAATCGCGGCCCTGTTCGATGTGGACACGGACACGATCGGCCTTTGGCGTCAGCAAGGCATGCCGCAACGCAAGATCTCGGGCCATCCACGGTTTGAGATCGCCGGTTGCGTTCAGTGGCGACGAGAGAAGGACAAGCGCGAGAACCGGGAAGGTGCGTCACCGGATGAGTCGAAAGAGCGAGCTCGGAAGCTCGCTGCGGACGCGGATTTGGCGGAACTCAAGGTGCGAGAGCGGCGGGGCGAACTCGTACCGGCCGAGGAAGCCGAACGGCAGGTTGAGCGGGTCGTCTCGATGATCCGGTCTCGCCTCCTCGCGGTTCGCGGGCGCTGGGCGCCGCGAGTGATTGGGCTCGAGACGATGGCGCAAGCGACGTCGACGCTCGACGCGCTGGCGTCGGATGTTCTGACCGCACTGAGCGATGGGGCGGACGAGATCGAGGCGGACGAAGCAACGACCGAGGGGGCCGCGGCGTGAACCTCGCCCAGCGCACAGCCGGCGCCGTCCGGCGTGGCTTCGCCGCCCCGCCAAGGCTCTCTCTGAGCCAGTGGGCCGATCGCTACGGATGGATCGCCAAGTCGTCCGGCGCCTCAGAACCTGGTGCGTATTCGACCGATCGCGTGCCCTACATGCGCGAGATCCTCGACGTCATGGGCGACGAAACACACCGTGACGTCGTATTCAAGAAGCCCGCGCAGGTCGGCTTCACGGAGGCGATCAATCAGTTCATCGCCTCGTGCATGAAGGCCGATCCGTCCGGCGTGATCGTCATTCAGCCGGACCTCGAACGGGCTAAGTCGTGGACGAAAGAACGCATCGACCCCATGCTGGCCGAATCGTCCGCGCTCAAGAACATCGTCCGCTCAGAGGGTGGACGCCGGACGTCGGACGACACGATGCTCCGGAAGGTGTTCCCTGGCGGATGGCTCGCCGTCGTCGGCGCGAACTCGGCATCAGGGCTTCGCTCTCGGCCCGCGCGCCGCGTGCTCGGCGATGAGCGATCGGGCTGGACGCTTGATGCCCGTGCCCAGGGCGATCCGTGGGACTTGGCCGTCGAACGGACGACCACGTTCTGGAATGCGAAGCGAATCCAGGGGTCGACGCCGGGCGAGGAAGGCACCTGCCCGATCACCGCGGCGCTGGCCGATTCGGACCTTCGGCGGTTCCATGTCACCTGCCCCGCGAGCGGCGTCATCGAACCGTTCCAGTGGAAGGCCAGCGACGGCACGTACCGCATCGTCTGCGACCGCGACGCCACAGACCAGATGATTCCGGAGACGGCTCGCTACCTCTGCATGAGCTGTGGCGTGCTGATTCCGGAAGCCGAGAAAGCGAAGATGAACCGCGGCGGCCGGTGGATCGCGGAACGGCCGGAGCGCGAGACAGTTGGATTCGATCTCGGTAACGCGCTGATGTCTCCCTGGCTCTCGTGGGGCGATATCATCCGAAAGTGGCGAGACGCGCAGGGGAATCACGAACGGCTCAAAGTCTTCGTGACGCACGTACTAGCCGAGCCGTGGAAGCCGGTCGGCGAACGCATCGACGTGCATACGCTGATGGCCCGCGTCGAGCCGTTGCCCGATGCGCCCCCGGCGGTGGCGCTGGTCACCGGCGCGATCGACGTGCAGGCGAATCGCGTGGAGACGCTGACCGTCGGCTGGGCCGCGGGAGAGGAATCCTTCGTCCTCGACTGGCAACAGCACGACGGCGATCCGACGGCGTCGGACGATCCATGGCTCGAGGCGTGGGCGGCGCTCTGGAAGCCGCTCGGTGCGCCGCTTCGGTCCGTCGCGATCGACACGGGGTTTCTGACGTCGACGGCGTGGAAATACGTCGACAAGTGGAACGGTGCGCGCGGCGTGAAGGTGATCGGCGTGAAGGGCGAAGACGGCCGCGGCCGCCCCATCATCCGCCGGCCACGCGCCGTTCGTAGGAAGGCTGAGCGTCCGCCGTGGCTCGTCGGCGTCGATTCGGTGAAGGACCTGCTCGTGCTCCGCCTCCCGCGCGCGCCGGGCCGCGAAGGTTCGGTCCACTTCGCCGACACGCTCGACGAAGTGTTCTTCGACCAGCTCACCGCGGAAGAATTGCGGACGGTGCTCGTCAAAGGGCGGCCGGTCAAGGTGTGGCGGCCGATCGCGGGGCGGCGGAACGAGGCGCTGGATCTCTTCGTCTACTGCGTTGCGGCCCTACATGCTCTGGGGCCGAAGGTCGTCGGGCAGTTGCGCGCGCGGCCGGCGCAGATTCAGGCGGCAGCGGAACAGGCGGAAGCGGAAAACCAGGCACCGGAGAGCGAATCGCAGCAGGAACCGGCGCCGAAACCGCAGCCCGCGCCGAGGAAGAACGCCTTCGTTCGCGCCGCTCGGATGGGTGGATCGTGGAAATTGCGATGAGGCGGCTCACCCGGCGGGAACTAGAAATCGCCGAACTGGTGGCTCGCGGCTGGGGCGACCACGAAATCGCAGTCGAGCTCCGGATTTCCGTGCGCACCGTCCAGTCTCACCTCGACCGGGTTGCGTTCAAACTGGACGCCGAGGCGAGCCCCCACCGCCGTCGCCGCGTGATTCGCGAATGGATCGAACGGCGCTCCGCCGCCATCTGAGGACGACTACCTAAGTAGAAATTGCGGACTAGGCGGCCTCAGGGCTTGACACGATTTTCGTAGCATGCGCGAAGTGGCAATCTGCGCGACGCTGTCGCCGTTCACCCGCGACGACCCGCGCTACTGGCACACCAGAGCGAACGACGATCACCCGCAGCCCGCCGATCACACCGAGGCGGGCTTTTTTGCTGGTGGCCCTGGCGAGCCGATGGATCCCGTCGAGCAAAAGATGGGGGACACGGTATCCGCCTACACGCCCGAGACCCGCGTCTCCGCCCTCGCTCGCACGCATGCCGACCGCGCCTTTCGTCGCCGCGTCCTGACCCGCCAGCTCTCCTTCGTGCAGGCCGCGATGCAAACTTCCGGGCCATTCGTTCGCCGCGGCCCGACGCGCTGGAAGGTCGTATAGCTCCCCAGGTCCCGACGTGCGAGCCGACGGACGTTGTCGCCGGCGATACGTGGACGTGGACGCACACGAACGGCGACTTCCCGATCGCCGATGGCTGGGTGCTTAGCTATTCGATCCGCGGTAGTTCGGCCCTCGCCTGGGATGCGAGTTGGGTCACGAATGACGGTTTCAAATGGACCGTCGAGATTCCGCCGGCCGCCACCGCATCCATCGCCGCCGGCACCTATCGCGTCGAGCGACACTATGCGGCGAACGGGCAGCGGTGGACAGCGCCGCTCTCTCGTCTCGACGTGGCGCCGGATGCAGCGACGGCTGCTGCTGGCGCGCTCCAGAGCGACAACGAGAAGATGCTCGCCGCGCTCTGGACGCTGCTCTACGGCAACGGGACGCTCTCCGACGTCGAGTCGTATCAGATCCACGGCCGGCAGCTCATGCGCATGAAGAAGCTCGAGCTCCAGAAGTGGTATGACATCTACCGCGGGCGGGTTCGGCGAGAGCAGAACGGCGGCCAGAACCCCGCGATCCGCATTCAATTCGGCCATGCCCGCGCATAGGCCATCACTAGGCGCGCGTCTTCTCGGCGCGTTCGGGCTTGAGCGGAAGCGCGACGTCTCGCCGCGCGGCCGTATCGCCTTGCGCGCCAACTACAACGGCGCCGCCGGCGGTCGCCTCTTCGGTGATTTCCGACTCGCCGCGCTCTCGTCGGCCGATCAAGTCCTGCGCCCCGACGGGCTGACGCTCCGTGCCCGCGCGCGCGAGCTCGTGATCAACAATGCCACGGCCGCCCGCGTGCCGGCCCTCTTCTCCGAGAACATCATCGGGAAAGACGGCATTCAGATGCAGCCGCGCGTCAAGAACTCCCGCGGCGACTTCCACGCCCAGAACAACACGAAGATCGAGGACGCGTGGTATCGCTGGTGCGAGGCGGAGACGGCGAGCGCCGACGGGCTGCGCTGCTGGACGGAAACGGAAACGCTCATCGCCGAGAGCGAATGCACCGACGGCGAAGTGTTGCTCCGCCATCTCGACGGGTTCGCGAACGAATTCGGCTACTCGACGGAACTCATCGACCCGGATCAACTCGACTGGAACTACAACATCATCCCCGGCCCCGGGCAAAACGAAATCCGGATGGGCGTCGAGATGGATCCGTGGGGCCGTCGCGTCGCGTATCACATCCTGACGCGGCACCAGGGCGAGGGTGCGTACAAGCGCGAGCGCGTCCCGGCGAACCAGATCGAGCACCTCTTCGTCCAGCGTCGGCCGCGTCAGACGCGCGGCATCACGTGGTTCGCGCCGGTTATCGTCGACCTCAATA